ATTAGAAATAGGTGCATAATATGGCAACAGGCGCAGAAGTATTAAATATGCTAATCCCAACTGGCGGTTGGGTAATTACTGGTGATGAATATGAAGGCATAAAATTTTTAGAAGCCGAGCCAATTACCAAAACACAATATGAAGCAGGGTTTGCAAAGGTTGATGAGTTGAAGGCTCAGGAAAATGCAGCAAAGGCAGCAGCAAAGGCTGCCCTGCTAGAGAAACTAGGAATCAGCGAGGATGAGGCTAGGCTGTTATTGGCCTAGCACTATCTCGGAGAGAAATGCCAATTAGTTCAAGCCAGGTAACAGTTACCACTTCCCCAACTTTATTAGTTTCAGGAGATGGTGTTGCCGAAGGAGTTTACCTTCATTCTAAACATACAGTATATCTTGGCGGATCAGATGTAACTTCAAGCACTGGTTATCAAATGGATAATGGAGATAAATTAACAATTAATAATCACGAATCTCCTATTTATGCTGTTGCAGGAACAGGAACTGGAACTGTTCAAGTGTTAGTAGTTACTAAATGACCGCTAACGAATGGGCAGCAATCGCAGTTGCTGTTGGAACTCTTATTGGATTTTTAGTAACTGGGGTTCGATTCCTAGTTAAAAGTTATTTATCTGAACTTAAACCTAATGGTGGAAATTCGGTTCGTGATCGCATTGATTCAATAACTAATCAAGTTGATAGATTAGAAGTTCGAATTGATGAAATTTACAGATTGTTAGTTAAAAATAAGTAGGGGGAAAATGAGTAAAGTAGTTGAGATAGCAAAGGCACAAATTGGGTATAAAGAAGGTGCCAATAATGAAACAATCTTTGGCAAATGGTACGGCGCAAATAATCAACCTTGGTGTGCTACTTTTGTTTCTTGGTGCTTTAATGAGGCTGGCTTAATAAATAAAATTGCTGCTCAGAGTAAAAAAGGGTTTGCCTCCTGCGATGCAGGCTTAAAATGGTTTTCTAAGAACAATAAAATAATTCCAATAGGTCAGGCCCAGGCAGGGGATATTGCCTTTTTTCAATTTGATAATGATGCCGAACCTGATCATGTAGGTATCATAAAATGGAACAACACTGCATTAAAATACCTTCAAGTTATCGAAGGTAATACATCAAGTGGTAGTGTAGGAAGCCAGGCAAATGGAGATGGTGTGTATCTTAGGAAACGCTCCTACTCCCTGATAATGGGCGTAGTTCGCCCTTAAAGGATAAAAATGAATAAATTAACTGCTAAGTTAAAAGACCCTAAAACAATTGCTGCTTTCAAATCTTATGCAAGAGCAGTTCTAGCCTCAGCGGTAACAATGGGGATCGCACTCGCTGCTGATCTTGCTCCTCAATATGCAATTTTAATTGGTTCAGTTGCTGCTCCTCTTGCAAAATGGGCAGATAAAACAGAGCAAGAATACGGCTTAGGCTCTAAGTAAATAAATGAATCGGGGGAAAATTTTAGATGAAGCCAAGAGGCTTACTCACGCCGATAGGCAAAATGATTATGGAACGCCTACTATTAACTTTAATCGTATTAGTAGGCTTCTATCTGCTTATCTCGATTGCGAGATAACACCAGAGCAAGGCGCTATGATCTGCGCACTAATCAAAGTGGCTAGATCAATGGAAACCTATAAGGCAGATAATTACATTGATGGCGCTGCTTATTTTGCGATAGCGGGGGAGTTAGCAAATGGTGGAGAGTGATCTAATAGTTCTTATTCCAACTAGGGGGCGGCCTGATAATGCCGTCGCTTTAGAGAAGGCTTTTGTAGAAACAAATACAAAGGCAAAAAGATTTTACATTGTAGATTTTAATGATGAAACTAGAAGCCAGTACTCCTGGAAACTACCAGTTGAATCTGTAATTATGATTCATAATGAAACTGGTGGGATGGCTTACCCATTAAATTATGTTGCTCGCCAATTTATAGGCGAGTTTGATAACTTTGCATTTATGGGTGATGATCACCGCCCAAGAACTGCTAACTGGGATGAAAAGTTTGTTGAGGAACTTTATACAGGCTCAGATATTGTTTATGGCAACGATCTATTCCAAGGCTCAGCCCTACCAACTGCGGTTGCCATGTCGAGTGAGATTGTAGAAGCCTTGCGAGGAATGGTTCCTGATACTCAACGCCATTTATACCTAGATAACTTTTGGCTAAAACTTGGTCAGGATTTAGGCAAGATTAAATACTTACCTGATGTAATCATTGAGCATTGCCACGCCTTTAATGGAAAAGCGCCAATGGATGAAAATTATGCCAGGGTAAATGCACCGCAAGTTTACTCAGCCGACAAAGTAGCCTTTGATAATTACATCGCCAGCGATCAGTACCAAACGCTACTGGCTAAACTTAAATGAAAAAAATTGTAGTTTGCGGTGCTATCAGAAATGTTGAAAGAACCATCTTTGATGATTACCAACGCATCTCTAAGGCTCTTTCTGATTTTGATTTGCAATGGGTATTTATAGAATCAGACAGCCACGATCAAACCATTGAAGTTGTAAAAGGTATGATGGCGAACGATCCAAAGATACGAACTGAGTTTTGCGGCAAATTAAGTACAACCTTGCCTTATCGAACTCAAAGATTAGCCTACGCAAGAAACCTTTATACCCAGATAGTTAAAGAAAATTATCAAGATGTTGATTATGTAGTAGTGGCTGATTTTGATGGCTTAAATTCAGCAATATCAAAAGAAGCAGTTAATTCATCTTTTAAGAATAAAGATTGGGATGTAGTAACTGCCAATCAAAGCGATGTTTACTATGATATTTGGTGCCTGCGATCTACTGGCTGGATTGAAAGAGATTGCTGGAAAGAATACTTTGATTTGACTAAAAAAGGGGCAGATAATCTAACTGCCTTTAAGTTGGCAATTGCTCCTTTGTTGCGTACTATTCCCAAAGATAGCGATTGGATTGAAGTAGATAGCGCACACGGGGGGTTTCTTATTTTTAAACCAGAGGCTTTTATTGCTGGCACGCATATTGCATTTGATAGCGATGGCCGTGAAACTTGCGAGATAGTTGCCTACAATGCAGATTTGCGCAAGGCTGGATACAGAATCTTTATTAATCCAGCAATGATCAATGCAGATGTAACTGATCATGGCCGCTATCAACTACGAACTAGATCGCAACTTAAATGAAAATCCTAATTACAGGCGATGAAGGTTTTGTAGGTAGAGCATTTCATCGAGCCTTAGATAAAAAGAATAATAATGTATTTGGCTTTGATATTAAATCAGGCATTGATGCTCGCAAATTCTTTGCAGCCGATAACACTTACTTTGATGTTGTAATCCATCTGGCCGCCGTTGTCGGTGGCAGAGCCACCATTGAAGGTAATCCTTTGGCAGTTGCCACTGACCTGACGATTGATTCTGACCTATTCCAATGGGCGCTTAGAACTCGCCCTGGGCGAATAGTTTATTTTTCATCCTCTGCTGCTTATCCAACTATGTTGCAGCGAGCAAGATTTAAAGCAAGATTATCTGAGCAAGATATAAATTTAGAACACATTAGAACTCCAGATCAAACTTATGGTTGGAGTAAATTAACTGGCGAGATGCTGGCGCAATACGCCAGAGATGAAGGCTTGAAGGTAACAATCCTTCGCCCATTTTCAGGATATGGCGCTGATCAATCTTTAGATTATCCATTCCCATCATTTGTTGCCAGGGCCAAGGCGAAAGCATCGCCATTTAAAATATGGGGAACAGGTCAGCAAGTAAGAGATTTTGTACATATTGACGATGTAGTTCAAGCAACTTTTGCAGCCGTACTTAATGGCGTTGAAGTTATGAACATCTGCTCTGGTAGGGCAACCTCTTTTATTGATTTAGCAGAAATGATGATGTTATCTGCTGGTTACTTAGCACCAATTGAAACTAATCCAACCGCACCTGTTGGTGTTGAATATCGAGTTGGTAATCCAAGATTTATGAATATGATTTATGAACCAAAGATTTCTTTGGAGCAGGGCATAGCGCAAGCGCTGGCCCAATAAAAAATCCCTACCTCGCCAGCCGTCGGCAGAGGTAGGAATTTTTTTGTGTTTTAGTTGTTATTTAATTTATTAACAATATCTTGCGCTTCTGCATAAGTATCTGCAACAAACTCTGGTGCTGGTAGCGCCATTGCTATTTTGTTATTTGAATTTGTAAATCGTGCTTCGCTATACCATTTATTAAATTGAGAAAATTTAATAATGGCATATTGATTTGGTTTTACTAAGTTACTTAGACTAGCCCAATCGTGGTAACTACCACCTGGAGCCATTACTACATAACTATCTATTTCTGTGTTTATCATTTGTTACCTTCCTTTTCTATTGAGGAGTTTCCTCAATGCTATTTTGATTATACCTGACCTGCTCCTAAATTTAATTCTTTAACCAGTTCTGTATCAGATAATTCATAAGTGTAATTGTGTGCATCCCATTTATGGGCTTCTACTTCTCTTTGTACGCAAGCCTTAATTGCTCCACCAGTTCTTGATTCCCAACCGCAAGAACATTTAACATCCCAAGCATTGTGAATAAAACCTTTGTTGTTACGCATTTTTGAACCATCGTGCAAAACTGCGAACCATTGAATTGTTACTTTCTCTGTTGTTGGTACTAACTTCATTTTGTTGCCTTCCTTTTGTGGGCTACCTGGTGTATCCCAATGAGATAAATGTATAGACATTTGCCTAGACATGCAAGTACCTAGCCAAGCAAATCTTTCGGCGTGTCGATCCTAGCAACCGCCCGCTTAGCCTGGCTCCTGTACCCCCAATTCAAGGCCCAGGAAGGCACTGGGCGCAGCGGGCGCTGGCGGCTGAGGCAGGCAACGCCCAAGGCAACCCAACCCCCTATAAAGCCCAGGATTGCCCAAGGCAGGGGCCGCCTGCCCTTGCCGATTGCCACCAGCGCCGTTAATACCGCCCAAAGGATTCTCACTTGATGTAATCCTTTAAATAATCATTGATTACCTCAGAGGCGGTTTTACCCTCCGCTGCTGCCTTGATTCTTACCTTATTCCAAATCGCATCTGCAATTCGAACTGATCTTTGTGGTTTAGTAGCCATTACTCTCCTAATAGTGTTTTTAGATGCGGATTTAAAACTTTCATACTGGTATAGATAGCCCTGGTCATTTCATCGGGGTTGCCACTATTGCTAGCAGTAGCAAGCACCTCAGCAGAGGCCAACATATCCATCTGCATATCCATAAGTAATTCTTTCATTGCTGCCATATTTCTCACCTCCCTTTCATTAACATATTGGAATGGAGTTTGTCGCACTTTGGACAAACTAGGCATTGGAATTGCTCGCCATTATCGTATTGATACCAGCGGCGAGTTAATTCTTTGGCTGGCTTTTCACACATCATGCAGTTATTCATTATTTACCTTCCTTTAGGTAGCAAGTATCCATTGAGCCGAAGCAGTAGCCGTCGGCGGTGTAGTTAATGTGAGTTGCCAAGAAATAAATCAAGGCCAGCGTTAGTAGCCAGAAAGTTATTCTAACTACCTTGCGAACTTGCAGATACTTTTTAGAGTGTTGCATTAATTTGCCTCACTTTCAAGTAATAAAGCAGTTGCAGATAATTGAACTGATAGTTGGTCAATATCCTCTTGGGTGCCATTTTTAATAGCATCCTCAATCCATCGAAGTTGCTTGCGCATATTTTTTACTAATGAACGCATTTCTGTTTTGGTTTGCATTAGAAATTTCCCAAACAATCATCTTTCCAAATTTCCCATGCTTTATTTTGGGCCTGCTCTAAAGCATCTGTTGTTGGTTTCATTAAATTATTATATGATTCCATTACTGCATCATATTCTTTATCATATTCTGCATTAATTTTTGCAATTGCTTCATCACGCTTTTTTTGTAGCGCATCAATAGCACTATCTCTTGGTGGGCAAAAACTATCTAATGCTTTGACCCAAGCATTGTATTCTTTTGCAACCATTTCATCTTTTGCTATCCATGCTTTATTTACTCTGCGTGTTCGTGCTGCTTTTTGTGCTGGTGTTAAATCTGTTGCTGTATTCATTTAGTACCTTCCTTTTAGTGAGCCACCCTGCGTAGCCCATTAGGTAAAGAGTATAGACACTTGCCCCGACACGCAAGTACCTGCAAATCTAGCCCCTCGGCGTGTCGGCCCTATCAGCCCTGCCAATGTCAGTTATCTGTGCCACAATAGGCCCCACGCCCAATCCAGGGCGCTTAAAAGGGGGTAAGGAATGGAAATAGCAATAGTGATTGGCGCAGCGGGTTTAGCCCTAGTAGGGGCATCTATTGCCAGCAGCCTGACTAATGGCACCGATGATTGGGCAGGTCAGGTAAAGAAGGCAGAGAAAAGCCGTGCCAAGATGAAAAAGGCGCTAAACAAATGAGCCAGAACTGGAGTGAAGTTTTTAGAATCTTTATCTCTAATGACGGCTCCTATCATTTATATTTAGAGGAGCAGGAAGCCTGCATTGATCTGATTGAAAATGTTAGCAATGAGATTGATGTAAGTGATTTTGCCGAAATGCAAAAGGCATCTAAGGCTGATCTGCGTGATGATTTTGCAACAATGCGATTAGATAATGTTCGCAAGAACTTACCGCCAATGGCATTAAAGGTTGCAAAACTAACTGAGAGAGAATTATTAGACTTAGCCCAGGAAATAATCCAAGTGGTGCAAGATAAAAATAAACTCCAATTGGAGATTGTGAAATAAGTGGCTAATCCAAATGGTAGGAAAGGTGCTGCTTTTGAAACAGCGGTTCTAAAATTCTTTCGCTCTGCTGGTGTCTTAGCGGAGCGATTGACCAAAGCGGGCGCAAGAGATGAAGGCGATTTAGTTGTAATCATCTCAGGTGCTACCTATATTTTAGAACTTAAGAATCGAAAGAAGTTGGATTTACCTACCTTTTGGGCTGAAGCACAAATTGAGGCTGAGAATTATGCAAGAGCAAGAAATCTAGATTTTATTCCACCTGCTTATGTGATAGTTAAACGGCGCAATGCAGGTATTGAAAAATCTTGGGTGATTCAAGATTTAACTCAATGGCTATCTGATAAATGAGGCCCATTGATTTCTTATCTGATTCCCCCAAATTTCCAAATGCGCTTTGCGCAAAGTTGGAAAACAAAGACTATTTCTTTCCCGATGGAAAGATACTTGAGGCAGAGCGCCTCCCAGAGTTGCAAGCAATTTGCAGCATCTGCATACACAGGAAGGAATGCTTGGAATACGCTATAAAGGAGCAAATCCGATTCGGCATTTGGGGTGGAACTACTGGCGAGATGCGCAGGAGATTATTTAAAAAACAATCTCTATTCGTGGAACGCAAGGGTAAAGCCAAAACTGTTCGAAAAATGCACGATGAAGGAAGCACTCCTCAACACATAGCATCTTTTTTGCAAGTGAATCTGCCTTATGTAAAGGAGATGATTCGCAGGTACGAAAAGGTGAAAATGAAAGGAGCAATCCAATCAAACCTGAATATAGAAAAGTTGCACAAAGAATTGCGCTCATCATCGGGGTCAGCGCAATGACTTCTTTATTGGTTCAAGCAATTGCACCAGACCCAGTTATTCCACTTACTAGTCAGCCTAAAATGCTGATCAAGCAAGTAGATGCTAGGGAATTGGCTAAAGAATTATTGAACGATAAAGATTTCAAATGTTGGGATCAACTGATGACTAAAGAGAGCCATTGGAACGATCACAAAAATCCAGTTAGTTCAGCCGAGGGAATCGGCCAACTACTAGATGGAACTATGGAGAATCTAGGGATGAAACGCTCAGATGCTCCAGTAGCACAAATGGTTGCAGCCCTTGCCTATCTTGGGCGTCATTATGGTTCAGGCGGTGCTTGCAAAGCCTGGGCGCATTGGCAAAAACACAAATACTGGTAAACAACTAAGGGGGTAAATCAGTGAGTGTAGAAATAGAAACAGGTGTAGTTGATTTTGACAACAACACCGCTGCTTGGCTAGAGAACTATAAAAATGCTCTAGCCAAGATCAAAGAATGGCAAGAGGTTGCAGATGTAGCCAGAGCGCACATCGAGCAATCTCTTGGCGATGCTGAAGTTGGTATGTATCAAAATCGGCCAGTGGTTCGATGGAGTTTTATCGAATCTAGGCGATTTGATGTAAAGCGGGCCAAGGAAATTTTGCCTGCACAAGTCTTAGATACGCTAGAAGTTATTACAAACTCTCGGCGTTTCTCAATCGTGGATCAAGATAATGAGTAGTATCATTCCTGCTCCAATGATTGACACACCGCCATTTAATCCAATAACTCCAGATGAGTACGATGATGATGAGGATGATGAATAACTTAGTAGCACCAAATAAACCAAGTAAACAGATGGCAATGAATATTGCAAAGATCATTACCGATGCTGGAACTTGGACACCTAGAGCCAAGCAAACATCTATTGGCCCATCTGAGATTGGCCACGAATGCTTGCGCAGATTAGCCTATAAGTTAATTGATATTCCAAAGGTTAATGAAGGCTCTAATGGTAATTGGGCTGCTCAAGTTGGAACTGCAATTCATGCTCACTTAGCGGAAATCTTTGAAAAAATCGAAGGTTTCAAAACGGAGCAAAAGGTAACCATTCGAGGCGGCCTTTCAGGAACTGTTGATCTTTATGATGAAGTTCGTGGAATCGTGATGGATTGGAAAACCACTGGGGCTAGTGGATTAAAAGAACGCCGATCTAGTGGCGCCACTACTCAACAACAAATCCAAGTTCAACTTTATGGTTATGGCTTAGCCCAACAGGGATTGCCAGTTAATCAAGTTGCATTGATCTATCTACCAACATCAGGTGGCATAGATGATATGCACATTGAACTTTATGATTATGATGAAAAAATCGCACTGGCGGCACTTGAGCGATTAGATAATTTATATGCGCTGCTTACATCAATTGATGTTGAGCAGTTTCCGTCAATGTGGGCAGTGATACCAAAGGTGAGCAGCCGCCTTTGTAATTACTGCCCATATTTCCAACCATTTTCAAAAGATGAATCGGTTGCTTGCGCTGGAGATACAGTATGAGCCTAGATGAAGCAACCATTAACGATTTAAAAAAGTTGAAGGAGGAATTAGAGTCAAATCTAATTCATCAACAACAAATGCAACACCCAATACAAACAACCAATCAAACAGAAAAGGGGGAATGAGAATGACCTTCTCACCACCATCAATGAGTGAAAGCGGCCCAAAGGTTGCTGATCTAGCAGGACAGTTACTAATTATTACTCCAACAGAGTATAAAACTGGCATCAAAACAATTCACGGCGATGCCGAGGCGGTAGAGGTATCTTTAGTAAATTTAGATACTAACAAAACTTACGATAGTGTTTTATTCTTTAATGTTGCGCTGCGCAATTCATTAAAGCAAAAGATTGGCCAAAAGGTTCTAGCCCGCATTGGGCAAGGAACTGCAAAGCCAGGTAAATCTGCTCCTTGGATTTTGCTAGATGCAACTACTGATCAGGCAGCACTTGCCAAAGCAAATGCCTATTTAGGAACAGCCAGCGCTCCTGCCCCTGCGGTAGCAGCGGCGGCGCCTGCGGCGAATGGCACCATAACTCCTGAAGTTGCAGCACTACTGGCACAATTAAAGGCTAAACAATAAATAATTCTTGGCAATTTTAACCTTCCTTTTAATTGCCAAGATAGCAAGCGCCTGGTGGCTCCGTCGTGGGGGGAGTTGGTTCGATTCCAACGCTTGCACTGAACAAACTTTGATTGGGGTGGCAAATGAAACAACTAACAGCAGTATCTCTTTTTGCAGGTGTAGGTGGATTTGATTTAGCACTAGAGCGCAGCGGCGTAAAAGTTGTAGCCAGTGTTGAAATTGATCCTAAAGCATCTGCAATTTTGACAAAACAATTTCCAAATTCAAAACTATTTAATGATGTGAAAGGGGTAACAGGTGAGCAACTTATCAATGCAGGATTTGATCCAGAGAATGGAATCATTACAGGAGGGTTCCCCTGTCAAGACTTATCAGTTGCAGGAAAAAGAGCAGGTCTTGATGGAAATAGATCAGGATTGTTCTACGAAATCGTGCGGTTGCTCGATGAAACAAAAGCCAAATACTTCATCCTCGAAAATGTTGTTGGATTGTTGTCATCTAACAGAGGAGCAGATATGGGAGCCGTTATCGGGGCGCTGGCTGAGCGCAGGTATGGGATCGCATATCGAGTTTTGGACTCTCAACACTTCGGAGTTCCACAAAGAAGGCGAAGGGTCTTTATTGTCGGATGTGCTGGAGATTCAGGGCGAACACCTGCGGAAATATTGGCTCTCACCGAAAGCAGCATCGGGCATTTTAAGAAGGGTACAAAATCGAGGGAAAATATTGCCTTCGCTACTCCAATTAGCCTTACAGAAAATGGCGAATCAAGAAAAATAGTTAATACATTATCGGCTGAGTTATATCATCATGGAAGCGTAGTTAATCAAGATTTAGCCAATGGTCATTTAGTAATTTTTGATCCTCATTATTCAGATGGAGTAAGAATACAAGACAAAACAATTAATACCTTAACCGCAAGAATGGAAACAGGTGGAAATAATACTCCAATGGTTGCAAGTTGGTGGGATGGCACTCAAACTGCTTCAACAATTACAGTAAATTCAAATCAACAAAGAATGCCTGATAAAAACCAAATGCAAGCAGTTATTGCCTATCCAATGCACGGCGCAATGGTTGGTAGAAAAGAAACTGCTGGCCCAGGTGAATCAGGATTTTTAGGTGAAAATGATCCAAGTTACACATTAACAGCCAGTGAGCAAGCAAGGCATGGAGTTGGGATTATTTCTAATGATTCTGCGATAGTTCGCCGTTTAACACCTCTTGAGTGTGAAAGATTGCAAGGCTTTCCTGATGGTTGGACTTCAGGACAGGCTGATCAACACCGATATAAGCAAATGGGAAATGCGGTAGCCGTGCCAGTAGTTGAATTTATAGTAAAGCGGTTAGTTGAGGCTGCCAATGCGTGATGGTCAGTGCATCCACATCTTTTCTATTATCAACAAACAAACCTGCGATCTTTGCAACCAACCAACACACGAAATTAATTGGCAGAAACAAAATCAATTAAAAGAACAATGGCACCTAGATAACCCAGATGCAGCCTATGAAGGCTGGATGTCAATATGATCGAAGCAGGTTGGGATGAAAATTGGACTGAAGGTGATGATTTCAAAGTAGGTACTAGTACCACATTGGTACCATTTTTTAAAAGGGGGCAGTGAATGAATGATATTTATTTAGCAGCATTGCAATTAGCAAAAGAAGGAATATCAGTAGTTCCTGTTTCAGTTGATGGTTCCAAAAGGCCTGCCCCATATTCTTGGGCTAAATATCAAGAGGAAAAACCTACAACCCAAGAGTTAGTTGATTGGTTTGGCAAAGGAACTCAGCAAGGTGTTGGTGCTATCTGCGGCGCCGTATCAGGCAACCTAGAGATGTTGGAACTTGAAGGTAGAGCCGTCGCTGCCCAAATTCATATTCAAGCAAAAGATATGGCAGAAAACTCTGGTCTTGGTGAAATTTGGCAAAAGATTCAAGATGGCTATTGTGAAGTTACACCTAGCGGTGGTATCCATTGGTTATATCGAATTAAAGATGGTGTAGTTCCTGGCAACCAAAAATTAGCAAGGCGCCCAGGTGAGAACGGCGGCGTTGATGTACTTTGTGAAACTAGAGGTGAAGGCGGCTTTGTAATTCTGGCTCCATCAGGAGGTGCCTGCCATCCATCAGGTGAATCTTGGAAAATGTTAAATGGTTCAATCCAAACAATTCCTACTATTACACTTGCAGAGCGTGAAGCACTGTTCTCCATCTTTAAATGCTTTGATGAAATGCCAAAGATTGAAAACATCGCCCAAGAGGTTAAAAGCCGTGAAGTTAATTTGGCACTACCAGGAGATGATTACAACTCTAAAGTTTCTTGGGATCAAATTCTTACTCCCCTTGGCTGGTCAAAGGTTTATACAAAAAATGAAGCAACCGCTTGGCGCCGCCCAGGAAAGAATGAAGGCATCAGCGCAACTACAAACTTTAATGGCAAAGATAATCTTTATGTGTTCACCACATCAACAATCTTTGAATCAGAGCATTCCTATTCCAAGTTCGCCGCCTATGCAACCCTAGAACATAATGGAGATTTCAAGGCTGCTGCCTCTGCCTTGCGAAGCCAGGGCTATGGCAAGCCAGTTGAATTAAACACTTTACAAAATCTACAAACCCATTCTCCCTCGCTAGTTACCTTGCGGGATGAAAATGAGGAGGTAACTACCTCTACTTGGATTCCAGATTTTATTAATGCTGATAATATTTTTGATGAACCAGAGCCATCAATTTTGGCTCGCCTTGATGGGCATTGCATTTTCTATGCTGGCAAGATCAACGCACTATTCGGAGAATCTGAATCAGGCAAAACTTGGATAGCACTAGAGGCAGTTCGCCAAGAACTTGAAAAAGGCAATACTGTTTTTTATTTAGACTTTGAGGATTCAGTAAGAGGAATCTACAATCGCATAAACACGCTAGGAGCCGATTTAAAGCAGTTTAAAACCTTTCTGTATAGTAACCCATCAGAACCACTAACTGCAGGCGCTAGAGAGGCATTATTAACCCAAATAGAGTACTTCAAGCCATCACTTATCGTTGTTGATGGCGTAAACGCCGCAATGAATGTAATGGGGCTTGATTTAGAGAAAAATAAGGATGCCACCTCATTTAGCCAAGAGGTGCTGCGCCCAATGAGATTACATAATGCTGCAATCTTGACAATTGATCATGTAACTAAATCTAAAGATAATCGAGGTAATTACGCCATCGGCGCCCAAGCAAAGCGGGCCGACATCGACGGCTGCGCAGTTGCAGTTGAGGTGGAGATCGCATTTGGCAGAGGCATTGACGGCGCCTTAGCGCTTAAGGTAACTAAAGATCGCCCTGGCTTTGTCAGGGCCATTTGCCAGGAGGGTAAGAACCTTGGCGTTGCAAATATCAAAGCACTGCCATCTGGAAATATCAAGATAAATCTTGAAGGTGCCACCGCCGAGATTATGAGCATTGAAAAGAAAATGGAGCAGGTTTCAACTTTTATGGCAGAGCATGGAGTTGAAATGGGTAAGAATGAGATTGCTACTAGATTGCGAAAAGATGGGCATTCGATTGGCAACGATAACATCAAAGTAATTTTAGATTCCTTGGTAAATCGCAGATGCCTGTCAGTTCGTAGGGTTGGGCAGAAGTATTTGTACCAATATGAAATGCAATATTTGGCTAATGATCTCAAGAGTTTGCCTGTGGATAACTTATGAAAAACAACCGATCCGCCGATCCGCAACCGATCCGCCGAACCTACGGATTTCTGTCCAATAACCGATCCGTGCCTTCCCCCCCTTATAGGGGGGAGGCGGATCGGTGGATCGGTATGCGTAAAGGTTCAGTTCTATGAATTATTTAGACTTTAAAGCAATAAACTGCCGAGCCTGTGGAAAACTTATTTGGGCAGGAGTTTCCTCCGCTGGCTTCCCAACAAAACTTGATATAGAACGGCTCAATATTTTGGAGGAGATTGTTAAGAAAGTTAGTCAGATTAGAACCTACGAAGCCCATCGAACCTTAGTTAGTTTTGAGGTAACTCCAAGAATGGGTGCTTATGTGATTGGCTCGGAATTTAAACCTGAGAGGGTAATTTTGGCTGAACACAAATGCAGCACATTTACTTTATTTGAAACTGAGCCACCTGATTATTGGAATCGCAAGATAAACCAAAAACCAACACTAGAGGAGATACCCTTCTGATGAATTGCCAAGTATGTGGGCGAACCACTCAGGTTGAAGGCGCCTGCCGAGTTTGCTTTATGAAAGTTAAATCCTCGCTGATTGAATTGCCTGATCTACATTTTGAATCTCAGATGTTTATTACCCCAGGTAGAAGCGGCTCAGGCAAGGCAAGCGCTGAGAGAAGCATTGGCGTAAATGTTTCAGCCCTAGATTTCTCAGTGGCTACTGACCTACTGCGAACCCTGCATTCCTGGGAGGTAATCATTAGGGCAGATAGGAAACTAACCCCGCCAGCGCTGGTGGCTAAGGAGCCAACCATTGATGCTGAGGTGCAGGCAACAGTGGATTTTCACTGCTCCCACTTAGAGTGGAGCCTAGCCCAAGAATGGGCGGTAGAATTTGCTAGTGAGGTTTATGGCTTACACGCCAAAGGCAGATCAGCAGCAAAAAGATTTACAGAGCAGGCAAGAAGGATTCCTTGCCCAACTGATGATTGCAAACGATTTGTTGTAATCGATGTTGAAAATTTAATGGATGATGTTAGTTGTTTTGGATGTAAACAGAGTTGGTCGGTGATTCGGTTAATAGCCCTAGCAATGAGCAACCCTGATAGGAAGTTTTATTTAGATGTTGAGGCAATAGCGGCTTGGATGGGAACTACTGAACGAACTGTTTACAACTTAATAAAAACCCATAAAGTAGAAAGGCGAGGTAGTTTGTATGATCTCTCTGCAATCATCAAGGCTAGAAACTCAACACTTTAATTTGCATAAGTTTTCACTTTTTTGTGTTACACTTGCGTTAGCAGATTTTACTATCTCTGCAAAAGCCCTAGCCAAATTGTCTAGGGTTTCTTTATTGGTTGGAAAAGTTATGAATGGAGAAACTGAGGATTTAAACGAAATAGATGAAGCCCTTATTCATGCTTCTCGCACTCGTAATGATCCAGCCTTTACACATCGCCAGCGAGAAATAGTTAATAAGTTTATTGATGATCTATTAGATTCAAGATCAGAATTAACAAAATGTTAAACATCGTAATTAAAATTGGTGATGTAGCAACTGAAATATCTACTGATCAAAACTTATCATTTGATGCAATTGATTCAGTAATTAATCGTGCAGTGCAATCAACATTGCAATCATACTTATCACTTCCACCAGAGGATCGCCTTGCACCTTATACGAATTACAGTGATGTAGATGACGATGATGAGGATACACAATGAACTACAAAAATGTAGGCATTGTAAATTAGATTTACCATTACATAGATTTCACAAAGATAGTAAAAAAGCAAATGGTTTATATCATACTTGCAGGAGTTGCCGCAGTAAGTATCGCAGGCTTATTGAGTTATCGGATACTGAATATAAAAAGATACTCGAATCGCAAAACAACCAATGCGCTATCTGTGGCACAGATGCTTCACAATTTAAAACATCATTAAGTGTAGATCACGATTACAAAACAAAAAAGATTCGTGGATTACTTTGCACCAATTGCAACATGGGATTAGGACACTTCAAGGATTCATTAAGTAATTTACATAGAGCGCTGATGTACATAGCCAAGCACAATGATTAAATTACCAAGACCTTGCGTTGATTGCCAAGTGATTACTAGATCAGCAAGATGTGTTAGATGTCAGCGATTAAAAGATAAACAAAGACTAACACCAACTCAGCGTGGTTACAACTATGCGTGGCAGAAACTATCTAGGGAGTTTAGAACTGCTTATCCATATTGTTTTAAATGTGGATCAACAAAAGATTTAACAACTGATCATGTGGTTAGTAAGAAAAACGGCGGCCAAGATATATGGTCGAACTTACAAACTCTTTGCAGAATTTGTAATTCAATAAAAGGCACTGGCTAACCCCCACCCAGGCATTATGGGGTACGGCCTATAAGTTCAGGCGTGAGCGTGGTAGATAC